CATTATAGTGATTGGACATTACAATCAGCAGCTGTTAATGCTGTTGATGATGGTGCACAAAAAGCTGATTCTAATGATATTCATGCTATAGTGGGATTTCATGATGAAGATCCAGGCACTTTATTGGATCTAAAATTATCAGATTCACATAATGAACAAAAAGTTGGTCCTAATGCGGAATTAGATAAGTTCTTGCAAAGACCAGTTTTAATACAATCATATTCTATACCTTTTGGCGGTTTTTCTGAACAACAATTTAATCCCTGGTATTTATTTATGGAACACCCATCCATAAAAAAGAAAATTGATAATTATTATTTATTTAGAGGGAAACTTAAACTAAAAATAGTTATTAATGCTTCACCATTTTATTATGGAACCTATCTTGTTAGTTATAGACCATTAGCTACTTATTTTTCACCAGCTCAAATTGATGGTAATAATAAAGCAATAGCTTATAGTCAAAGACCACATATTTATGTCTATCCTCAAAATAATCAAGGTGGAGAAATGGTGTTGCCTTTCTTCTGGCACCGTGATTGGTTGGATATCTCAGAAGCTGATGATGTAATAGCTATGGGTTTAATATCATTTTTTGAATTGTCACCGCTTAGAAATGCTAATGGTGTATCTACTGGCACTATTAATGTACAGATTTATGCTTCACTAGTGGATTATGAATTGTCCGGTCCTTCTGTAAAATTAGCTTTACAAAGTGGTATTGATGAGTATGGAGATGGAATTATTTCAAAACCAGCATCAGCAATAGCTCGTGCTGCTGGATATTTGGAAAAAGTTCCTATTATTGGCAAATTTGCCACTGCTACAAAATTAGGTGCTTCAGCTGTATCTTCCATAGCTTCCTTATTTGGATTTACAAATCCTCCAGATATAACCACAGTTGAAACATATACACCACAACCATTTCCTCGTATGGCTACCACTGATATATCCACTGGAATTGAAAAACTTACATTAGATTCTAAAAATGAACTTTCAATAGATTCATCCATTACTGGTGCTGATCTTGGTGATGAACTTAATATTACAAGTTTAGTCACTCGAGAATCATATTTAACTAGTTTTCTCTGGACTGCAGCAGATATTACAGATACTTTATTGTTTAATATAGCTATTTCACCATGCATGATTGGTGCTACATCTGAAACTCAACAGGTGGCTGTACAAGGTACACCTATGTGGATGGTTTCACGTTTATTTCAATATTGGCGAGGAGATATTGAGATTAGATTAAAATTTATTGCTTCACAATATCATCGTGGTCGTGTTAGAGTATCTTGGGATCCAAATGGGGATATAGCCAATACTACTGATTCAACTACTGAAGTTTATAATAAAATTATTGATATATCTCGCTGTAATGATATAACTATTCGTATACCATATATGCAAGATACTGCGTATTGTGAAAATCAAATTCCTTTGGATGAAAGATATTCTGATACTACTCCTTTAGCATATAGACCCTTCTTTGAGAATGGTGTTTTAACTATTAGAGTATTAAATGAACAAACTTCACCAATTGCTTCTGCAGATATAGATGTTTTAGTTTTTGTTAAAGGAACAGAAAATCTAGAATTTGCTAACCCTAGAGATCCTGATCCATTTCAACGTCTTTCACCATTTACTGTTCAAAGTGGAGAATATAAATATGATGAAGAGGAAAGTGAGAATACTAATATTTGTCTACAAGATTCTAAACCATCACCTAATATTAATTTGATATATCAAGGTGAGACTATTGTCTCATTGAGACAATTACTTCGTAGATTTGCATATTCTAGAAATATAAGTTTTCCAGATATTGCTTCTTCACAAGTATGGTCACAAACTAAATGTGTATTCTCTCGTAGACCACTTGCACCCGGTTATGATCCTAATGGTATTAATGGTGCAGTAGGTTTAGTGTCTGGCACTAGTGCTAGGTATGTATGGTGTAAATATCACCCATTAGTTTGGGTCTCACAATGCTTTGTAGCTGAGCGTGGATCATATAATATTAGAGCTAATTATATTGGAACTAATGAATTGAGTCACTTTAAAGTTTCTCGAGCTTATCAAAATAGTGCATTTAATATGTCCCGTACTGGTTATGCACAAAATCTAGGTTCTTCACTAGGAAAACAAAATCTAAGTAGAAATCAGTGTGTTAATTCATTTAGTGATTGTGCTGGTAT